CGAAGTTTGTCAGCAGTTGCGCCAGGACCGTGCTTCGGGATGATGCTGCCATCAAAGATGGCAGTAGCCGTACGGCTAAATACATCACCTAGAAGTACGTGACCGACACGTGACAAGTCAGATACCATCTGAAGTGTCAATTTCGTGTCGTTAACGTTAACTGCTTGTTCGCAATCAACATACTTGTCGATGGCAGCCTTAACTCTTGCATCACTGCAAGGGAGATTCACTTTGCTATACAGCTGAGATACCTGTAGAACAGAGTGAATGGCAGTACTCGACAAAATTGAATTGTTGATTAACAAGCCATCTTTAGTGTCGAAGATCAGACTAGTGAAACCTGACATAAAAGTCGGGAGACACCCTCTTTTCCGATAACCTTGGAAAAGAGTAGAGTCTACCTTTCCTTTGTCAAGGGCCTTCAGAAGGTCCTTGCCAAACTGAGGTAGAGATATCGTGAGATACGATATCCCTTCAGATTCGACACGTCTCGTGATATATTCCATATCACGAGTGGTGCTTGTGCAACACCTCGATCCTGCTTCACGCAGTATCGACTGTAACAGTACCAATTGGCTTTTCATTCTTCCCTCTATTCTGAATAGGGGTAAAGAATCCAATACCAATTGGCTTATCCGATCAAATCTGGTTCTTGCTTGATGCGAGGACCAGACCGTTCGAAGTTGAGATTCAAATGCAAAAGAAAACCATTTGCATCGTTATTCTCAACTGTGAAGTTTGCTTGTGTTAGGTCTAACGCGGGCATCTGCCCCGTCACCTCAAGAGGTGACGGGACAAAATGCCTCTTGTTAGATCTGCGACCCAACAAGCTTCACTACGTTAGCACCCGTGGATGCGGTGAGCCAGCCGACAAGGCCGCCCACCATATCATGGATGCCTTCCGTATCAATACCCCTCTTGGGAACGTCAACCGTAAGGGTGACGCTCATCTCGACGGGCACGTTCAACGAAGGGTTAAGCACGTCCGGCGCGAGCCGTTCGTACTTAAGCCGGGCGATGTGCCGGTTACGCTTGCCTTCGGCATGCGTAATCGACAGCTCGAGCTTGTAATCATCGGAGTATTGAAATGCTCCGCTGTTCAAACCCGAGCTGACTCGCGGAAGCGAGACATCATCCCCAGCAATGTTGAGCGTCTGTGGATCGGAAAAAGCCATGGTGTAGATACCTTTACAGGATGTCTCCTCAAACAGATCTTGTTTGAGAAGTAGTCGGCTCAGTCTCCAGGAGGGAGACCGCCTTTCCAGCTTGTGAAGAATCACAGCAGGTCGTTCTCATATTACTATGAGTAACGCCGGTATTTCACCGGAGTGTCATAAAGACACATTCGTAATACGAATACGTATTAC